GAGAATGTACAATGGTAAAATAGACTCACTAGTAAGGCGTATAACAGGTTTTGCTGACATGATTCAGTTGACTCACTTAAAACTACAACAAGTTTTATCTCGTATGGTTCCAGATGGTGTTTATTTAGATGCTGATGGTTTAGCTGAAGTTGATTTAGGTAATGGTACAAACTATAATCCACAAGAAGCGTTAAACATGTTTTTCCAAACGGGTAGTGTTATTGGTAGAAGTTTTACTTCTGATGGTGATATGAATCCAGGTAAAGTACCTATTCAAGAAATTACATCAGGTTCTGGTGGAAATAAAATGCAAGCTCTTATTGGTAATTACAATTACTACCTACAGATGATAAGAGACGTAACCGGTCTTAACGAAGCTAGAGATGGTAGTACACCAGATAAAAACGCTTTAGTTGGTATTCAAAAAATAGCAGCAGCAAATTCAAATACAGCAACTAGACATATATTACAAGCTGGACTATACTTAACAGCTGAAACAGCTGAGTGTTTATCGCTTAGAATATCTGATATTATAGAATACTCTCCAACCAAAGATGCTTTTATACAAGCTATAGGTGCTCACAACGTGGCTACGTTAGAAGAAATGTCTGAGTTACACTTGTATGACTTTGGTATATTTATAGAATTACAACCAGATGAAGAAGAGAAAGGTAGATTAGAAAATAATATACAAATGGCATTGCAACAAAAAAGTATAGAGCTTGAAGATGCTATTGATCTTAGAGAAATACGTAATATTAAGCTAGCAAACCAACTATTAAAAATACGTAGAAAAAAGAAAGAGCAAAAAGATAGAAAGTTGCAAATGGAAAACATACAGGCACAAACACAATCTAATACTCAAGCCGCTCAAGCATCAGCACAACTAGAGGTTCAAAAAGAGCAAGCTTTAGCGCAAGGTAAAGCTCAGTTTGAGCAAATGAAAGCTCAAATAGACGCGCAAAAAATGCAACAAGAAGTTATGTTGAAAAAAGAACTAATGGCTTTAGAGTTTCAATACAACATGCAGCTTAAAGGAGTTGAGGTAGATGGTATGAAAGATAGAGAAAAACAAAAAGAAGACCGCAAAGACGAAAGAACAAAGATACAAGCAACACAGCAATCAGAAATGATTGACCAAAGAAATAGTGGAAAACCACCTAAAAACTTTGAGTCCGCAGGTAATGATATACTAGGTGGAGGATTTGATTTAGGTTCGTTTGACCCTAGTTAGAATTTATTAATTATTATTATATTATATTATGGAAGAAGAAAACAAAGAAGTAGTCGAAGAGACTACCCAAGAAACGACTAAACAAGTCGATGAAAGTAAATTTGAATCTGCTGGAGACGATAGTGTCATTAAAGTAGATTTAAGCTCTCCACCACAAGAAAAAGTAGAAACTGAAGTTGTGGCAGAGGAAAAAGCTGAAGAAGTAGAAGCGGTAACAGAAGTTACTGAACAAACAGAAACACAACCAGAAGCTGAAACACAAGAAACTCCAGTATTAGAAGAAATTACTGAGGAGGAAGTTGAAGAGGTTGAAGAACAAGTTGAGGAAGCTATAGCAGAAGCTGAAGCTACTGGAAAACCATTACCAGAAAATATCCAAAAGTTAATGGACTTTATGGAAGAGACTGGTGGAGATTTAAGTGACTATGTTAAGCTTAACCAAGATTATTCAAAATTAGATGATCAAAATCTATTACGTGAATACTATAAGCAAACAAAACCTCATTTAGATAACGAAGAAATTAACTTCCTTATGGAAGATACATTCTCTTACGACGAAGATATGGATGACGAAAGAGATATACGTAGAAAGAAATTAGCGCTTAAAGAGCAAGTTGCCAGCGCTAAAAGCCACCTAGACGGGCAAAAGTCTAAATACTATGACGAGATCAAAGCTGGAAGCAAACTTACGGGTGAGCAACAAAAAGCAATTGATTTCTTTAATAGGTACAACAAGGAGTCAGAAGCAACTCAAAAAACAGTTAAAACAAACTCTGATATTTTTACACAGAAAACAAATAATGTTTTCAACGACAAGTTCAAAGGTTTTGAATACAACGTCGGTGACAAGAAATACAGGTTTAATGTAAACAATGCTGAGGAGGTTAAAAACACTCAAAGCGACATAAGCAATTTTACCAAAAAGTTTTTGGATAAGAACTCTGCTTTAACAGACGCTAAGGGTTATCACAAATCTCTATACACAGCAATGAATGCGGACGCTGTTGCAAAACACTTTTACGAACAAGGGAAAGCAGATGCTATGAAAAATAGTATTGCTAAAGCCAAAAACGTTGATATGAACCCAAGACAAAGTCATGGAAAAATTGAAGCAGGTGGTTTAAAGTTTAAAGTGTTAGGGCAAGATTCTTCTGATTTTAAGTTTAAAAATAACAAATTTAAAAAATAACAATTTAAAACATATTAAAATATGCCAATTACTGCAGGTGGATCGTTGAACTCGATCCCAAGCCCAACACAAAACGCTCTAGCTTCAAACTACGTAGACTTTACGGTAGCAGCTGGATCATGGGCACAACAATATTTACCAGATCTTATGGAAAAAGAAGCTGAGGTTTTCGGAAACAGAACAATCTCAGGATTTCTTTCACAAGTAGGAGCTGAAGAGGCAATGACAGCTGATCAAGTTGTATGGTCTGAACAAGGTAGATTACATTTAGCGTACACAGGTACAATAGATGCTTCTGCTTCTGCTGTTACAATTACAGCTCATGCTGGAACTAACGCAACATACGTAACAAACGAGCACGGTTTACGTGTTGGTGATACTTGTATCGTAGCTTCACCTACTGTTACTTATGCAGGTAGAGTTACTGCTGATGATGGTTCTGATGTTATTGTAATTCTTCCTTATACTCAAGGTCACGCAAGTGAAGCTGGTATAGGAATGGGTGACGAGGCTGTTACTGTACTTAAGTATGGTTCTGAATTTCCAAAAGGATCAGACACTCCTTATACAGTAGCTCTTGAACCTACTCACCAATCATTTACTAACAAACCAGTTATCATTAGAGATATGTATCACGTTTCTGGATCTGACACCTCTGCTGTAGGTTGGGTTGAAGTTTCTGGTGAAGACGGTGCTAATGGTTTCTTATGGTACTTAAAAGCTGAAGGTGAAACTAGAATGCGTTTTACTGATAACTTAGAGATGACATGTCTTGAAGGTGTTCAGATTGCAAATGATACAACTCTTGATACACAAACTAACGGTGGTGCTTTACCACAAGGTGGTACTCAAGGTTTATTTGATGCAATTGCAACTAGAGGTAACGCAACTTCAGGTGTAACTGGTGTTAACGCTGCTACTGATTTAGCTGAGTTTGACGCTATTTTAGCTGAGTTTGATTCTCAAGGTGCTATTGAAGAAAACATGATGTTTGTAAACAGAGCTACTTCGTTAGCAATGGACGACATGTTAGCTTCTATGAATTCTTACGGAGCTGGTGGTACTTCTTACGGGGTATTTGATAACTCTGAAGATATGGCTTTAAATTTAGGTTTCTCTGGTTTCAGAAGAGGTTCTTACGACTTCTATAAGTCTGACTGGAAATACTTAAACGATGCTGGTACTAGAGGGGCAATTAATTCTAGAGCTACTGCTGACGCAATTAGAGGGGTTATAGTTCCTGCTGGTGTATCTTCGGTTTATGACCAACAATTAGGAAAGAACATGAAACGTCCTTTCTTACATGTTAGATACAGAGCTTCTCAAACTGATGATAGAAGAATGAAAACTTGGGTTACTGGTTCTGTTGGAGCTGCTACTTCTGAGTTAGACGCAATGCGTGTAAATTATTTATCTGAAAGATGTTTGATTACTCAAGGCGCTAACAATTTCATGTTAATGAACTAAGCACAATTATTTTAAAGAGACTGGGATTAATTTCCCAGTCCCTTTTATTTTTATTAATTTATATTATATTATATTATGGCAAAGAAAAAAGAAACAAAAAAAGAAGTGGCAATAGAAACTCCAGTAGTTGAAGCGCCACAGGTTGTAGAACAACCAAAAATAAAAACACCGGTTATGGAAACTCCAAAACCAAAAAAGAATAAATGGGAAATAAAAGATAGAGTATATATTTTAAAAGGTAGCAAGAAACCTTTATCTAAAATGATAAAATCTGCAAATATATATTGGTTTGATGAAGAAAAAGGTTACGAAAGAGAACTAAAGTATTGTGAAAACCAAAGAACAACTTTTGTTGATGA